AAGCTATTTATTCCCAGCATGGTTTTTGGGAAAGTATCCAGAAAAGAAAGTTATACAGACCGCACACACTGCAGAGCTATCTGTTGGTTTTGGCAGGAAGGTTCGTAACTTAATACAGAACGAAGACTTCCAAAATGTATTTCCCGGCATAGAATTATCCACAGATAGTAAAGCCGCAGGTAGATGGAACACAAATAAGCGTGGTGATTACTTCGCGATAGGTGTTGGAGGTGCCGTTACAGGTAAAGGTGCTGATATTCTTATCATTGATGACCCACATTCAGAGCAAGAAGCCACAATGGGTGAGTATAATCCTGAAGTTTATAACAAAGTTTACGAATGGTACACCTCTGGGCCCCGTCAAAGACTTCAACCGGGTGGTGCAATCATACTTGTGATGACAAGATGGTCAAAAAGAGACCTAACAGGGCAAATAATTAACAAATCTACCGAAAGAGAAGGCTCAAATGAGTGGGAAGTCATACAATTACCTGCAATTATGCCTTCAGGCAAGCCATTATGGCCTGAATTTTGGAGCGGTGCAGAATTAGACGCACTAAAAGCTGAATTACCTGTATCAAAGTGGAATGCACAGTACCAACAGGACCCTACATCGGAAGAAGGTGCTTTAATCAAGCGTGAATGGTGGCAGGAGTGGGATAAAAAAGATTTACCCCCATGTGACTCCATAATCCAATCATGGGACACAGCCTTCTTAAAAACGCAAAGAGCGGATTATAGTGCTTGCACAACGTGGGGCATCTTTCACCACCCTGATGATGACGGAAATGAGATACCTAACCTAATATTGATAGATTCTTACAAAGAAAAGCTTGAATTTCCTGAATTAAAGCGTGCAGCTTATGATAAATACTGGGAATTTGAGCCAGATCAGATGATTGTTGAGGCAAAAGCAGCAGGCTCACCCTTGATTTTTGAGCTTCGTGCTATGGGAATACCAGTTACAGAGTTTACACCAAGCCGTGGACAGGATAAGATAGCTAGGGTAAACGGTGTTACTGATCTGTTTGCAAGTGGCGTAGTTTGGTATCCACCTACAAGATGGGCGGAAGAAGTTATTGAAGAATGTGCAGCGTTTCCAGCAGGAGACCATGATGACTTGGTTGACTCAACCACACAAGCGCTGTTAAGATTCAGGCAAGGTGGCTGGATAAGAACAACTATGGATGACTGGGATGATGAGCCGAAATATAGAAGACCAGTTGAATATTACTAGAGGAAATTAGAATGGCTATTGAAAAACCTATGATTCCATTTACTGCTGACGATGATGTTATTGATGAAGATATAAATGTAGAAATAGTAAATCCTGAAGAGGTTACAGCCAAAAACCCTGATGCTGTTTCAGTGGAAACAGAAGATGGAGGAATGATAATAGATTTTACTGGAGAGCAGGTAGATGAAATTACAGGAGGTGATTTTGACAGGAACCTTGCAGAAGAAATAGATGAAAGTGATTTGCAGTCTATGGCTAGTGAGTTACTTGGTAATTTTCAAACAGACCAACAATCAAGAAGTGAATGGGCAAAGAGTTACGTTAAGGGTTTAGATTTACTTGGATTGAAGATAGAAGAAAGACAGCAACCTTGGGCTGGTTCATCAGGAGTGTTCCATCCAATACTTACAGAATCAATAGTTAGATTTCAGGCACAGGCTATGGGAGAGATATACCCTGCTTCTGGCCCAGTGAGAACTAAGATACTTGGCAAGATGTCTGTGGAAAAAACAGAGCAGGCTCTTAGAGTTGAGAATGAGATGAATTATCTTCTTACTGAAGAGATGACAGAATACCGTGACGAAACAGAACAGATGTTATTTAAACTTCCATTAGCTGGTTCAGCTTTTAAGAAAGTTTATTATGACCCAATCATGGAAAGGCCTTGTGCAATGTTTGTACCTGCAGAGGACTTTGTTGTTTCATATGGCGCATCTGATCTTATGACATGTGAAAGATACACACATGTGATGAAAAAATCATACAATGATATCGCAAAGTTAATGAATAATGGCTTTTATCGTGAAATAGAGTTACCGGAACCAGAGCCAGATTTCTCAGATATACAGGAAAAATATGACGAATTAGAGGGTGAATCTGCAACTATTGAGGATGATGACAGGCATACTCTTCTTGAGATGCATGTGGAAATGGAAATGCCAGAACCGTTTGAGGAAGAAGACGGTATAGCCAGACCTTACGTTATCACAATAGATAAATCATCCAGAGAGATATTATCCATAAGAAGGAACTATTACGAAGATGACAACAAGAAAAGAAAGAGACAGTACTTTGTCCACTACAGGTATCTCCCCGGGTTGGGCTTTTACGGTACAGGACTTATACACCTCATCGGAGGACTTGCAAAAAGTGCAACCTCAATTCTCAGACAACTTATCGATGCCGGTACGTTGTCGAATCTGCCTGCTGGTCTTAAAGCTAGGGGTCTTCGTATCAAAGGGGATGATTCGCCTCTCATGCCGGGTGAATTCCGTGACGTTGATGTCCCGGGTGGTGCGATCCGTGACGCTATTACTTTCATTCCTTACAAAGAGCCGTCATCAGTATTGTACCAATTACTTGGAAATATCGTTGACGAAGGAAGAAGAATAGGGTCGGTAGCCGATATACAGGTTGGGGACATCAACGCCCAAGCACCTGTTGGGACAACTCTTGCTTTGATGGAAAGGTCAATGAAAGTTATGTCTGGTGTACAGGCTAGACTTCATGCAGCATTAAAGAATGAGCTAAGATTACTTGCTAATGTTATCAAGGATTACATGGATGATACATATGCTTATGAGATGGAAGGAGACTTTTCTAGAACAAAAGACTTTGACGATCGCATAGATGTAATACCAGTATCTGATCCTAACGCAGCAACAATGTCACAAAGAGTTATGCAGTACCAAGCAGCTCTACAGCTTGCACAGCAAGCACCTCAACTTTACGACATGGGTAAGCTTCACAGACAAATGCTTGAGGTTCTTGGGATACAAGACGCAAGTTCAATAATTAAGCTACAAGATGATATTAAGCCTGCAGACCCAGTTACAGAAAACATGGCAATGTTAAAACAAGAGCCAGTAAAAGCATTCAAGTATCAAGATCATGAAGCGCATATAAGAGTTCATATGGCAGCAGCTAATGATCCAAAGATAAAAGAAATTGTAGGGCAGTCACCATTTGCAGGCGCAATACAGGCAGCTTTATCTGCACACATAACAGAGCATGTGGCATTTCAATATAGAAAAGAGATAGAGAAAAATCTTGGCGTTTCTATGCCTAATCAAGAAAAACCATTACCAGAAGATGCGGAAGAAGAGTTGTCAAGAATAACTGCAGAAGCAGCAGAAAAGTTATTGAAATCTAATACAGCTGAAGCTCAACAAGCACAGGCACAAAGACAACAAGAAGACCCATTAACTCAAATTCAACAAAGAGAGCTTGCCATAAAAGAACAAGAGCTTGAACATAAGAAACAAATGGACATGGCTAAACTAGAACTGGAAGCTCAGAAAGCGATGATGAATGATAAAAATCAAACCGAAAGACTGGAGTCTGAAAACAAAAGAGAAGGTGCGAGACTTGGTGTTGCCCTTACAAAAAATTCTTCAGACGCTCAAATTCAATCTCAAAAGATTAAAAATGAAGCTGTCGCAGAAGGTACGAAGATTGCTGTAGACATAGCAAAAGATTTAGCAAATGAGTAAAAATGAAACTATATACACATACATTATCAAAAAAGTTCAGGAAGAAATAGATGTTGTCTCTGACTATCTTTCATCCGGCAGACCTAAAAACTTTGAGGAATATCAAAGACTTGTCGGTAAAATCGAAGGCTTGTCAATTTCCAAAGAACTGTTGCAGGAAGCTGAAAAACGATTTATTGAAGATTAGGGGTTTTCAAATAGTCAACACCTGTGTATATTTAAAGTAACGATATTTCAGACGATAGAGTCTGCAAGGTGACTGTGAACCTAAATCACTGCAAAAAGGACCAGAGATGTACTCTGCAGAAAAAATAGAACTAGACGAAGAAACTACTCGTAAATTACCTGAACCACAGGGTTACAAACTATTAATAGCAATACCAAAGTTAGAAGAAAAAACTATTGGTGGTGTTATTATTCCAGACAAATTAAAAGGAATGGAGCAAACAGCCTCTATTATAGGATTGGTCATAGCTTTGGGAAAAGCTGCATATAATGATGCAGATAAGTTTCCAGATGGACCATACTGTAAAGAAGGTGATTTTGTAATATTCAGATCATATTCTGGTACAAGGTTTAAACTCAGAGGTGAAGAATTTAGATTGATCAATGACGATACAGTTGAAGCTGTTGTTGATGATCCTAGAGAATATACGAGGGTGTAATGGAAAATACAGCAGAAAAAATAGAACAAGAAATTGATATGTCTAACGATCCTATAGAAATAGAAGAGATCAATGACACACCAGAAGCAGACAGAAAGCCTAAGAGAGCAGAAAACGTAGAGCCTCAAATACCAGATGATGATGAGGTATCTAAGTACTCAGGCGATGTGCAAAAAAGAATTAAACAGCTTAAATATGAGTATCATGAGGAAAGACGGCAGAAAGAAGAAGCTGCTAGAACTAAAGAAGAAGCAATTAGTGCTGCTTCTAAGCTCATGGAAGAAAATAAAAAATTAAGAAAAACCCTTGATGAGGGTGAGGGTGTTTTAGTTGAGCAGGCTAAAAGCAGAGTTCAAGCTCAGTTAGATCAGGCTAAACATAAATATAAAGAAGCATATGAGGCAGGCGACCCTGACAAATTAGTTGAAGCACAAGAAGAATTAAGTGCAGTACAAAACGAAAAGTTCAGAGTAGAAAGCTACAAGCCTCCTGTAAGAGCAGAAGAGCCTGATGTGTCTCCTCCACTCAATCAGGCTCCTGCACAGCCGCAAGTGCAAGCGCCTACTGGAAGAGATAAAGAATGGCTTGATTCTAATAGTGACTGGTTTCAAAAAGAGGGTCATGAGGATATGACAGGTTTCGCAATGGGCGTACACCAAAAACTAGTTAAAGCAGGAATTAACCCTAAACTAGATACAGAAGAATATTTTAAAAGAATTGATGATGCTATGGGAAAAGCTTTCCCAGATCATTTCCAAGACAAGCAGAATGTTGAGACAGAAGAGGTAGAAGCACCTCAACGACCTGCTGGTAACGTGGTTGCCCCTGTTAATAGAAGTGCAAAAAAACCACGCAAAGTGCAGCTAACCTCCACCCAGATAGGACTCGCTAAACGTCTGGGAGTTACACCTGAACAATATGCAGCGCAACTATTGAAGGAGTCAATATAATGGCTAATCGTGACCCACGCACACTTGAGACAAGAGATACATCAGAACGTAAGGTAACTTGGAAACGAGCTAATGCTTTACCAGACCCCGATCCACAAGAGGGAGTAGAATTCCGTTGGATTCGCACATCAACACTTGGTCAGAATGATAATACTAATGTTTCATCTAAATTTCGTGAAGGTTGGGAGCCAGTAAAACTAGAAGATCACCCAGAACTTAAAGTTTTACCAGATGTCGATTCCAAATTTAAGGGTAATGTAGAGGTTGGGGGACTGTTACTTTGCAGGAACTCAAAGGAAAACATGGATGCTCGAAGGGAATATCATCGACAACAAACTGCTAGTCAAATGGCAGCCGTTGATAATAATTACATGAGAGAATCCGATCCACGTATGCCAGTACTCAGACCAGAGAAAAGCACACGCAAATAAGATTTTAAAATTTAACTTTTTGATTGAGGGAGACTTATATGTCCGCAACAGCAGCTCCTTTCGGTTTAAGACCAGTTGGAAATCTTTCTGGAACTTACAATGGTTCGTTCCGTCAGTATCCAATTCTGAGTACTGAATCAACAAGGATTTGTTTCGGTGATCTAGTCAAATTGACAGATGCCGGAAGTACAACCACTATCCAAAAGGATACTGGCACTACATCAGCAACACCTA